CCACGAGGACGCTTCACGCCGTTGCCGCTGATGAAGGCAGCGCCTTCCTGCTCGGCAAACTCGATTGCAACCTCATTGCCCAGCCATTGAGCGATGTCCACGCGGGCATCGTCCAGCATCGTCTGCGTTGCCGCCGGGTTGGCGTAGATCTCCATGACGTTGAAGATCAACTCGCGCAGAGTCGGCGTGGCGGTTTCGGGTCGATCTTCTGTCTCTCCGACCCAGCCGGAACCTGCACCGCCCATGCTGACCAGCTTCTTGAACGTGTCCGTCGAAATGGACATGACCGAAGCAAGGTCGCGCATGACGGATACTGTGCCAGCAACGCGGTCGATGGTTTCCGACATTTCCTCGGGAACCAGATAGCCGCCGTCGGGGTCCGACTGCGTGGTCAGAGACGCCTTGACTTCAAGCGCGCCGAGGTCAGCGTCCGCAATGGCACGATCACCCTTACGGAACCACTTGGAAAACACCTCTGCATGTTCGCGCTTTGCAGGATCTGCGACATTGCCACCTGCCCCGCCCGCTTTCAGCGCGGCCATGGTTGCGTTGACATCATCCAGCGCCTTGTTCAGCGATGTGATGTCTGCGTTGATGCGGTCCACCTTTTCGGATTGGACAACATCCTCCTGCCCTTTTTTGAGGGCTTTGATCTCGGCATCGTTCTCGGCCTTGAATGCTTCGAAGGTTTTCGAGAGTTCGGCCAGAATGACCTTCGGGTCGCTCATGTCCGCACGGACTGAGACGATCCCACGCGCGCGCGGCGCACGGAAATGCTGGGTCATGATAATCTCCTCTATGACCTGATTGCAGCGATTAGACGCGTTGCCGCGTCCGTCCAGTCGTCAGCGCCGGGCGTGACGGTTGAGGCAGCGTCCTGCGTGCCCCCTTTCGCCTCGGCCAGAAGCGCTCGGCGTTCCGACCTTGGCATTCCACCTCTTGCCAACGCAGCATCCAGCTTGCGCAGCGAGGTTGTCTGTGTCTGAGCCGAGGAGGCCGCCAGCTTCGGCATCTCAAACTCGGCATCCGCGAAGCCCTTCGCGATGGCATCTTCGGCGGTCATATAGGTGCCATCGGAGGCGCGGGTTGGCCCGTCCAGCATCGCCATGATTTCCGGCTCCTTCATGCCGGTTCGCGCGGAATAGATCGCTGCCATGGAGGCGTCGAAAGTCTCGAAAACGTTTGCCGCATCGGAAAAATCGTGGCGGTTTCCAATGACTGCCCCCCAGGCATTGTGGATCATCATCACGGAGCCAGTGCCCATCAGCACGCTGTCGCCCGCCATCGCAATAATGGACGCGGCGGATGCGGCAACACCCATGACTTTGACAGTCACCTTGGCAGGATGCTCCCGCAGAAGGTTGTAGATCGCCAGACCCTCGAACATGTCCCCGCCGGGGCTGTTGATGTTCACCGTAACCGCATTCGCTCCGATGGATCGAAGCGCCGCGCCAGCGCGCTTCGCGGTGAAACCATCGCCCCACATATCCTCCCCGATGACATCGTAGATCGAGATGGTGTTCGGTTCGTCGGCTTCTGCGGCGTTGGGCTTTTCGGACCATTGCTCAAGAGCGTCCGATGGCGCATCCCAGACATAAGCCGAAGGGCGCTCGAAAGCCTTAGCTTGCGGTAGGTTCTTCAGGCTCATTGCTGTCTCCATTGTCTCCGCCAGCCGTATTCGGCGGGTCGTAGTATTGCCCGCCCTCGCCGTCTTCACGGGGATTGAGGTCTTCAAGGGCGCGTACCTCGTCAGGACTCATGACGCCCCATTGCAGGCCCTTCACGTAGGACTCCCACCGGGTCTTCATGTCGCCACGGACCAGCGCTGCGCGGTTGAAGCGGGCGTAAATCTCTGAATCATCGTCCGCGACCAAATCGCGGTTGATCGTTTCTTCCCAAGCGGTCAGGTGGTCTTCCAGCGTGTAGGTCACAAAGCCGATGGACTGTTGTTCAATGCCGCTGCCCCAGCTGGTGCTTTTCTCGGTGTCCCCGATCATGTGAGGCGGGACGCCAAAGAACATGGCAATGTCCGAGCGCGAAAACTTGCGACTCTCGATCCACTGCGCGTCTTCTGCCGTCATCGACAAAGGCCTTGCTTCCATCCCCTCTTCAAGGATGAGCGCCTTACCCTCGCTTTCGCCGCCTGACCTGTAGTTCTCCAAGCTGGCCCTTAGGAACTCAACACCTTCAGAACCGATCTTCGCGGGGTGCTGAAGCACCATGCTTGGGCGTGCACTGTTCTTAAACGTGGTCGATCCGTGGCGCTCCTGCGCCATGCTCAAACCGATGGTTTCCCGGGCGAAGGTGATCGGCGAAACACCCGTCACGCCGTCCAGCGTCATTCCGACAAGGTGGAAGACTTCCCGGGGCGGCAATCCGATGCGCGAACCGTTCCGGCGCGTGTACGTGTATTGAATCTCGCCGCTGTCCGCCTGCTTCACTTCCATGCGGTCAGGGTCCAGCGGTACAACCGAAACAACACGGTTCCTCGACCACGCGATAATGGCGTATGCGTTCCCCCTCAAAAGGATCTGCGCCTGCATCTGGCGGCGAAACTGAGAAGGCGTTTGCCATCCGTTCGGTTTCCGCCTCAACACGGTCCATAGCGCCGTGTCGGCGGCGTCCTCCCTGACTTTATCGCTCACCCTGCGCTTGACGTGCAGGGGCAGGTTTGCGACCGCGCCCGAGATGATCCGCACGCAGGCGTAAACCGCAGAAACTTGCATCGCAGAATGCGGTGTCACAGAAACGCCAGCATTCGTGCCAGTGTTCGCGGTGCGAATTGCTTCCTCGATATCCCTCGCCGTTACGATGCGCCCCCCATCAGCCGACTGCACAGCAGCTTTCGGACCGCCTTGCAGCCATTGGAAAAAGCCCATCACGTCTCCTTCAGAGTACCAGCGCGCCGCGTTCCGCGTAGACCGAGGGGCCGTTACCCTCATCCCGAGCGGTGGCCGCTCCAACCGCCATTGCCAGCGCAACCGCCATGTCGATCCGCCCTGTTGCTTTATGCTTCGTAAAGCGCCGCAGATCGGCGGGGGATGTGTCAAAAGTAGCGGAAGAAACCGCAGAGCGGAGTGCAGGGTTAACGTGTACCCGCAATCTGCCTTCCATGATCAACGTCTCAAGTTCGTCTACCGACCCCGGCATCCAGAGTGTTACCTCAGTTCCATCCGGCGCATCGCGCTTCCGCTTGTTCCATCCCTGCGGATGGTCCAGCATGGGGAATGATGCCCCCATATCGCCGCAAACCGCCTCAAAATCAGCGATCAGAAAGTTGTCATATGCGACGAAATCCAGATCGAACGCTTCGGAATCGTCAATCAAGTCCTGCGCAACAAAGTCTAGTCGCGTCTTTTTGCCCGGTGTTGCCGTCAGGAACCCCGCGTCAACCCACAAATCGTAGGGCGCACCGTCGCGCTCGGCCCGCGCTTTAATGGTATCGGCTGGCGTGTAGCCATGAACGAACGCCGCGAAGCATGGCTTTGCAGGAACCATTTGATGCGTTTTCTCGTCAAAGTGTGGATCGGAGAATCCGTCCTCGAAAACCAGCGCCTTGGCCGTGAGGTCGGTTTTCGCTGATAAGTCCAATCCGGCAAAAGCACGTTTCCCCTTGAATTGTTCAATCTCCATCGTGTGGTCTTCGATGCTTTCCCACATCTTTCGGCTGATCCACGCGCTTTCAGCGTCGGTCCATTCGCAGAAATGCAAGCGCCGGATGCCGTTGGCCTTCGCCGCGATGTCCTTGGCCTGCTTTACCTGAAGCGCCAAATAATCTTCGGTGATCGTCACCCCTAAGAGCGGGTTGGCCTTGATCCAGCACGAAGGATCTTCAAATGGCTCATCTTCCTCATCCAAAGCGCAGACGTAGGAGAATGTTGTGTCGTCTTCCACATCCTGAGCCGCGACCTTTACCGCGTGTTTGCGCTCGGCCCAGCAAATTGACTGGCGGTCAGATCCGCTGTTCGTAATCATCACAAGCAACGGCTGCTCACGGAATTTAAAGCCCCGCTCAAGAATCTCGATCACACCGCCGTCTGGGTGTTCGTGCACTTCATCGCAGAGGGCGAAGTGAGGGCGCGGGCCAGAACCCGTTTTTTTTGTCTCGCGCGATACCGGGCGAAAGAAGCTGCCAGATTTCATATGGGCAAGATTGTATTCCCGCCCCGGCCCACCGCTGCGCCGTATCACCTTATCAAGAGACGGCGATTGATTGACCATCTTCACCGCGTCGGTGAATAGAATGCCCGCCTGCTCTTTGGTCGCGCCAGCCGCGTAGATCTGTGCCCCGGCCTCGCCATCTGAAACCATGCCGTAGAGGCCAATGGCCCCGACCATGGGTGACTTGCCGTTTCCTTTGCCCTGCTCGATGTAGGCGCGCCGAAAACGCCGCTTGCCGGTCTTCTCCACCTTCCAACCAAATAGAGACCCGCAGATGAATTGCTGCGAGGGCTGCAAATTGAACGGCACCCCGTCAAACTGGCCTTCACTCAGACGCAGAACGGTAGAGCAAAAACGAAAAAACCGATCCGCTGCCTCCGCGTCAAAGTAGATGCCACGCTCATGTCCCGTCACCATGTCATCAAGGTGGCGCTTCGCCGCGTCCCTCACGTGTGGACCCGCTACAATCTCCCCGTGCTCAACAGCCTTGGCATACGCCGTGACCGGATCGTCAGTGGACAAACTTCGACCTATAGACGCCATATAACTGTGTGAATGATTTTCTCCACTCACCTGCCGCGAATTGCGATTCAGTGTAAAACTTTGAATCCCAGCAGCCTATAACGTGCCGCCCCACGACAAGGACGCGCCCCTTGGAAAGCTCACGCGACATAAAATTCATTGCAGAAACTCCGCACTTGGATCAACGCCGTCATCCTCCGGCGCATTCACCTTAGAGCGATCAACAGGTGTCCCGCCCATCTGCCCCAGCGTCATTCGCATCTGCGCGTAAACCGCAACTGGCGTTTCCGCCCCGTGCGTCCGCATCAGGTCAGTCAGCCGAGTGGCCACTTCGACAATCCCGCGATCAGAACGACCAAGCCAAGGATAGTCCGCGTTGAACTCATCCCAGATTGCCTTCTGCTCTTTCGTGAACCGCTTCGGAGCCGGTCCAAGGCTCTTCACTTTCGGGTTGGACCGGCCTTCAAACCGTCCTGCGTTCTTGGCAACCGCACCCGTGACTTTCGCCACTTGCTGCGGCAACCTCGGTCGGGACATATTCAAATCCTCTGTTTTGTGGATGTGAGAATTACACTTCCGACTCCGGTCAGGAGTTCTAAACCCCTAGACTTTTGATAGCCCCCGCCCCCTGAGCGCCCCATACAGCGCCGTTTCGGGCATCAGCCTATCGGCCACCCATCAGCGCCTATGGTGGGTCTGTAGCCTGCGTCTGCGCGGGTCTTAGCCTTATGGCAGTCCGTGCATATCGCTTGGAGGTTTTCTTCTTCGTCGTCGCCGTCCTTGTGGCGAGGGATGATGTGATCTACCTCCGTCGCCTCTGTCGGTCGGCCTGCCTTCCAGCATGGCTGGCATAGGTAATCATCACGGCGGAGAATCCGAAGGCGTAGCTTCTGCCACTCCCAGCCTAGGCCACGCTGCGTTGTGGTTAGTGAGTGCGACCCCATAGCGCCTCATGTCGTTGATGCAGGGCGGGCAGCCCCCCGGCCCATGATTGCGTTTCCGCCCGAGGCCTGTAGGCCACTCTGGGGTGTTCCGGCGCGCTTGGCTGCCCGTGAGTTGAGCGCGGCGGATGGGTTATCCTGCGATAGGCCCCTCGTTACCGTGTGAAGCCCCACCGCCCTCATGTGAGTGCAGTAGACGCGGCCATCTCGTCTAGCCCCAAGAGCCTCCCGGGTCTTGTCGTGGGCGGCTGGTCTGCACTCGCATCAATGCGGTGAAAATGCGCTGCAAGCGCCCTATCCTCGGTTCCGTTTCCGGGGGCGCTTGGAGTTTGGCACAACCGGAGATATCCAAGGTAGGCCTGCTTCACCCCAGACATACACGATCTAAGAACGCTTGACAACATCTAGTGGGTCAATGCGAACGGGCGACTGCCGACCGAACAAAGTCATCTCGCCTTCAATCATCGGGTGCATGTCATGGGCGGTTTTCACCATGCGCTGGAACCTGACCAGCAAGTCCTTGAACGGGCCGCTGATGATTTCAAGCGGGTCGCCGGGATCGAAGCCCGCCACCAGATCAGCACGGCGCTTGATGCGCTCAGCTTCCTCTCTCTTTTCCGCCAGCACGGCGAAGAACTCCATGGCGGCTTCGTATGGTGTCGTTTCTAGCTTGTTGCGGTTCTCTACCTGATAGATAGGCAGGGCGCTTCCCCACGCCCCTTGTACGTGGACGGCACGACCGAAAGCCTCGTCAGGGATTTCTGCAAACACGTAGCCGGGAAGGGATGGCCTGTACTCGGGGCGCGCATACCTGTCTTTACCCTTGCGGATAAACGCCACGGTGCGGCTGTCGTGTACTGTGCAGCCCATGGCCTTTATCTGCTGCTCTACAGCCCACTCGCCCTTCATCCTGTCGCCCCCGGGCGGGCGGATCATCGCGGTTGTTGTAGGCACCGCATAAAGCCGCGCTTGTACCTTGCCATGTGATGTTGTCATTCTGCCTGCCCTTCGTTCTGCCTCAATGGTCGCTCATTTCTCAGCGTTGATCGCCGCGTTGATAGCGGCCTGAGCGTACCCCAAATCCCTCATGTCCTGTGGGTTGGCTCCTTCGGCCAGCATCCTGCGGCACTGGTCTATCTGCGCCTGCATGGCGGGGGTGAGTAGCTGTCTCATCATCTTCCCTTCCATCCTTCCGTTGCTGTGAGCCGGGGTCATGCCGCGGACTCCATGCGGCGGCCCTTCAGAGTGAGCCGCTCCGGGGTGATCCTGCCAGAAGCCCAGCCGTCCCGGATGAAGTCGGGGTCGAAGCCAGCCAGTGCGCAGACAATACGGAAGTCCTCGGTTCGGCCCTCCAGCCATATGCGCGCGCGCCTGCGGGCGTGTCGCTCTTCGCGCTGCTCGCTGGTGCTGTGCGCGTCCAGTACGGCCCGGAGGATGACGCTGGCCCAGAGGTCGGTGAGCGGGTCGACGTTTTCGGGGCGGAGAATGGCTGCGTTTATCATTGCACGACCTCTTTTTCTAAGACAGCCATGGCCAGCTTGCGAATGCGGCTGTCATCCATCTGTTTAGCACCGAAACCCAGCATCGGGTCGGTGATGCCCCGGCTTTGGTCGGCCTTGACTCCTAGCATATCCATGATGACAGGATCGCTGCCGCCAGCGGTGTGCAGGTAGTGTGCGGTGACTTGTCTGGTCTGACCGGGGCGGCGCAATCTGCCGATGACCTGTTTGTGCACCTGCGGTGACCAATCCAGTTCGCCAAACACCACGTCGCTGCAGTATTCCTGCAGGCCGTCAAGGCCAGCGCCAGACCGCAGGGAAATCATCATCACGCGGGCATCGCCCTTGGTGAAGCGTTCGACGTTTCGGCGCTTGCCTGCGGGGCTTTCTGTCCCGGTGTACATGACCGGGTTGTGGTGCTGCAGTGCGCGGTTCCAGATGTCATAGACATCGCGGTGCCAGCCTGCCAGCAGCACGCGGGGGCTGTCGCGCAACAGCAGGTCCACATAGGCCGCAACGGAGTCGGCCTTAGCCACGCCTGTTAGCAGGCGCATCTTCATGTCCAGTTCCCGCGCGGCCTGTCCGGCCTTCACAAATGACCCTTCCAAAACGGTCATCGCCAGCATCTTGAACAGGTCTTCGGCGTCCTGTGCTGCCCCCTCGTTCCAG